CCCGCGTAGTCATGAGTGCAATGCTACTGGTAGGTTCGTCTTCTCTAGAGTTTTGTAGGCCTCGTGCCTCTTCTAGTCCAGATCAACGATCTTACCCCATGGAAATGGGCGATTGTTCTTTTCGTCCAATTTCATTTGTGTCCGAACGTGCAACATATTTATTAGTTCATCATATGTGTGGTGGTGAAAATTGTTATTTTTGTCTTGTTTTTTGTCGGTGCTGTGGAGGTTTTTTACGTAAGTTTTTAACTCTTCCGTTTCCCGAGCTAGCGTTCGCGCTTCTGCCTTCCCTCGTTCATACTCTGTTCGATATTCATCGAACTCGTAGTTTGGATATAGAGGTTGGTAGGCTAGCTCCGCCTCGGTTAATGCGGCAGGTAGGTTTCCGGTTGGTACCCAAAGTTTCCGATTGTGTTTTAGAACGTTTCGATTTGGCTCCTCGACCAACTGGTAGATATCATCCATTTTGATGGCTGAGTCGAACAGCAGGTTGAGTGCCTCGATTGATACAATTCTTGTGTACTCTTCGGTTGCGTAGCTCTTGTTCCTTGTGTACAAGGGTTCTGGTAACCTGTCCGTCGCTTTTTTCCATATTAACCAAGGGGTCTCTGGTCGGACTCTGGCTGGTTGGATTTTTCGCCAGTTCATAAGGATTTTCCTTGCGAGTCTGAGGTCAATCTCTGAAGGTTGACCCCATGATCCGGTTGGTAGTCCGAGTCCTCCGAGCCATTCAGGAATGTACCACGGCACTTTTGCTTTTTCCATTTTTGTTTTATTTTTCTTGATGAACATTCGCATAGTCATTTTTTCGAGACCTTCAGGACAAAGTTCCAGTAACTCTCGTGCGTGAGCTCCAAGCTGCAGTAGCTGTGTGCTACCCTGTTCTGGGGTAGCATTGTTGCTTGACCGTTTTAGGCCATTTAGCAGTCCAGAGTTCACGAACGGAGTTCTCCTGAAGGGGGAGGTACGGAAGACTTCCCGGCCCTCTGACGTTGTAATGAGCGTATGTGGTTCCTTGTCACGCGTGAAGCTTGTTGAGTTTATGTCCACAAAGTCCCGAGAGACGTAAGTCTTCCCGAGCGATTCTGTGAGACCCATGAACCCGGCGATTCGTCGCCAGTCATGGTAGAGACGTTGGTTGCCTTTGGCTCCCACGTCATCTCCATTGATCATCATCCGCGCGTCATCTAGAGTCCACAAGCGCCCAGAGCTCGTCTCGAGTGCCCATCGTGTGACAGTTGCGTTTTCAATACAGAGAATCCCAAAACTTGGTCGTGAGCCCATGAGCTGCCCCACCTGCTGCTCTTTGTACTCTCCCGGAGTTTTCTTTGTCGCTTTTTTGATTTCGATCATATTGCGAGTTAGACTTGTCCTGTATGCATCTCTGATGTCTTCAGGAATTTCCAGAATTGTGCAAATTTCGTCCGCGACCGTCTCTGTATATTCGCTGTAAATCTTGTCAGTTGCCGACTCGTAGTCACCGCTAAGGAAGACTTCGTCATCCTTGAGCTCTTTGCCCATTCGATTGAGTATATACTCTTCCGTAACGGGAGCTCCTGTTAAGCGGAAGGCCTCATGCTTAAGTAGTGCTTTTTGCACTACCTTGCTGATGCCGTTGACTGTAAGTTGTTGGTATGGTGGCATTGACGTGATCATCCTCGTCTTTAGCGCCTCAGCCAAGGCTACCGGTTTTACAGCCGGGAATTCGGAACTTGCCTTGACTCTGATTCGTGAGAGCAGGATTTTGAAGCGATTTAGTAGTTCATCTTTTTCTATTTTTATTCCTTTTTGTTGGGTAATTTCCTCATCCTCCGGGAAGGTCATTTTGTTTTCTTTCTCGGAGAATTTTGGTTCACTCATTTTCGAATAAGTTATGGCCCCTCCGGGAGTACGCAAGTCCTTTAACAGCGTTTCTCGATCATTGAAGATTGTGCCAAGAGCACCACCCTTTTTCCGACTGTTTATATAGTTGGCAGATGTAGACGGAAAAAACTCCTTAAGTTGGATCTCTATTGCTTCCTTTTCATCCATTCGGTTGAAAATTTCGCGTGTGGTTCTCCTGAGTTGTTCTTTCATCGTCTCTTTGTCAACTGTGAGGGGGATCCTTGGATCCACCTCATGCTGGAGTTCATCCCAGCTATACAGTCGGAAGGGTTTTATTTCTTCTGGTCGAGTTGTAATTGCAACTTTGAATTTTTCTGTTGCGGCATCGAGGTCTTTCTTGTCTGGTCGTGGCATGCCCTTCTTGGCCTGTTTTAGGCTCTGTAGAATCTCTTCTCTTCGCGGTCCCGCAAGGGCTCGCTGGAGGAATCGTCCTGCCGCACCACCTATTAGGTGGTGCGGTTTGTCGAGTTCTGCAGGAAAGGGCGGTGTCGGCAGTGTTTGTTGGTGACAACTAGCATAGAACGCAGCTAGTTTGTATTTGGCCACCTTCATCCATGTGACCCCTCCGGCGACCGATAGGTTTTCCCAATGCTTCGCTGTCTGTTGTACTCCTGACTTCCCTTCGTGGAGGCCAAAGATTAATAAAATATCATACACACACTGAACTGCACGTTCAAACACATTTCCTACGCCAGACTCCGAGGGAGCTGGCGTGGCGAGCACTCTGCTACGAATGGGGCTTGTCGCGTCCATGACAGGCCAGTAATTTTGTAAAGTCGTCCGGTTTACTCAGTAATGAGGATCCAGGCTTACG